GTGATGCCGGTATTTGGCCAGATCAGGAAGCCGCCCTCTACAGGACTTGGGGATAAGTCCAAGATCTACCAGAACCATAAAAAAATCACAGACGAGTACCATTCGTTCGCGTTCGAGCCCGTCATCGTCTCGACATCCGGGGATGCCCCGGGAGACTCTGGTGAGATTGTTGCCCAGGGGATTATCGTGTCCAACAAGGGTATGAACTTCCCAGTGGGAGATGACAGGAGGGTGTCGCTCGGACGTAAGGCAGAGTTCGAGGAAAGTCTCTGCTGGGTGCTTATCACACACGTATATGTGGACGCAAACACGTCTTACGCGGCAATCGGCCCTCCGGCGACCAAGAAGAAGGGAGATAAGTACGAAATCGTGATGACGGAGCACAGGAACCTGTATGACGATATTTTCAAGTGGTCAGCCTTCATGGAGAACAAGACCCACCTCCGCGGGTGCGGCGTGTCTCTTTTCGGGTTCACAGATACTAAGCAAACCGGTCGAGATATTGCTCGTCGCCTAGTCCCTTGGAGCGTCTCCCATGTTGCCGACACATTGGCATGGTTCCGTGATAACGATCGTCTGGACACCTTCCTGGTGGAGGCTGAGATGACATCCGTAAAGAGAGCTTCTGGGCGTGAGGATATGCCTTCGGGAATGGATATGCGTCGTTTTCTGCTCCTCGAGTTTCTTTTGATTGGCACACCGCTTGAACCGATGCTCAGAGGAGAGCGAGTGACGTTTCCTTTTCAGGCACCTAACATCCCAGGAGGCGGCAGCGGTCTCTACAGGCGAATGCATGAGTATTGCTATCACCAGAAGTAAACGTGTTTTGTCGATACAAGAATATCATTATATCGTCATTACAGCGTATTTAATAAACTCCCAATATGTAGGAAAAATCATCATGCGCTATGGTCGCACATGGAAGAAGATATAGTGTCATGTAAACTCAGTTTGTTGATACGAAGGTATCATATTGACAAACGCCATATAAATATACACACATCAGAGGAACATCATATATAAAATGTCTACACCGGGAGTCATAAGGTCGGATGCTAATTTGTACTTGTATCTCACAGAAGAGAAGGACTTTGACAACATGGCGATGGCGTGGTATAAAGTTAGTGGAAAGTTTGACAGGAACTCCTATGGCAGATGGCTAGAACCGAAATTCAAGACACAGTTGATTCGCGCTTCCATTGACAATTCTATCGTATTCCTCCCTACAAAGAAACCGCGTGATTCGATACTAGAAGATACGGTAGACCATCCTATTTTGATATGTCAGAAAAGCGAAGAGGTGGTTCGTATTTCCGCGGTAGGCATCATAACTGGGTATGTCGAGTGTCCTCAGGAATTGTTTACTTCGAAACATTTGATGTTGGTTCATATTTTATCAACATCTATGGCGTCCGAATTGACGTTGGAAGGTTTGAGTGGTATTAACAAACTCGAGTTCGAACAAGAAGATTATCTTCCCGAATACGTAATCAAAATTTCAGATGACGTTTCGGATAAAGTAGATCTTGGGGTCGAAAATCTCACATACACTCACGAGTACGAAAAACACATCATCTTTGCACATGCTTATGGAAAATATTTGGACGAGCTGCTTTCCATAGACACACCGGTGAAGAAGCTTGAAGACGAACGGAAAAAACGCATAATGGCGCTTAAATTTCATCTGGAGCAGAAGAAAAAAATCCAATTCCCAATTGCAAGACAAGAAAAGTTTTCAATTCCAAGTATCGTCAAGTTGTATAAGAAGTACACCCCAAATTAAAATGTTTTGATATATAAAACATGCAAAACTTACACGTGTTCGCGATAGTCATTCTGGCAATTTTCGCGACATGGTTTGTAACCAGAAACATATACACCAAGAGAGCGATGGAATTCTTTACGACGAATTTCAACCCTGGATACAATATCGAGGATGACATAAAGGGATACAAATATGCGTTCGGAGACAAGCGGTCGGATCTGGATGCATACTTTGGGTTCGCGGATGACATAAATGCGGGATTCTCTAAGCGTCTCCTTCCGTTCATCATCCCCCAAGACGGTCCTAAAAACGACTGCTCTAAATGTAAATAAAAAAAATATATCGTATGAGTATGGCGCCAACAGGAAACGTGAAGACTGGTAGAAAGGACGCAAAAGGGCGTATTATATATCGGGGCCCTCAAGGAGGACTTTTTGTCGTAAACAGCAAGGGCAATCGGATTAAACCGGCGATGAGAAATTTCTATCCCCTAAATCAATTGCTTACGCAGAACATTCGCAGGGCAAGTCGTTGAAATCACTGAAACTTATTTTTGTCATCACTCATCCGTGCGTTGACAAAAACAATATATTAAAAAATTAGAAATCAGCCAAACCGCCGGCTTCAAAAGGCTCAGACATGAGGTCGTCTCCACCGGGGGAATTCAACACGAATGAGAGCGCGACTCCAGACGCCAGCACCGCCATAAACACCTGGGCAAATCTGGACGCGAGCTTCTTCTCATCTGGGTCGTTGAATTTGGCGTACAGAGTCACCAGGATTGCGCTCATGAATGCTACGATCGCCGCCTTTATGTAAGGATTATCAAGCATTGTTTATTTTGCTATATATATTTTTTTCAGAAAATTTACAGTACAACAAGGTCGTCCATGTAGAACTCGTAGTCTGACATGTCTGTCATCCTAATTCTAAGCGACTTCACTTGATCTACGTCGTGAAAAGGGATAATGTCAGATGCGTATACCAAACAACCGTCTGATACATTAAAGTCGGCATTAGGCCCTGCATACTTCACGACCCGCTTGGTCACGTCCTTAATCCTCCCGTCTCCGAATGTGAGAAAAGCAAACAAGATGCGTGGATTGTTTTTCATCTCTAATTTCTTGCGGATGGGGAGATGGACATTGTCGTGCTTCCTGACTACACATCTGAATTTCTGCCCGTGAGAAACATACCGAAACTCGAACTTATAGGTGTCCAGAGAAATACACTCTCTCAGTTGATTTATGGACATGTTGGTAGGAGCGTGCTCATACATAGTGGTCGGATTGTCCGTTTCGTCAAACACGAGAACCTTGTCAACATGGAATCCGTTAGGATGTCTGACCATCCTAAATACACTATGGGCCCACATACATGCAATCTCGTACATATAATAAAGCATATTATGTAACAATTTAACATTTCTTATTAAGTTATTACCAAGGGAGTAATGTATAAGCAGGAACCAGTCTCTCCTTACACCGCCGCGGACAGAGCGTTTTCTAAACTCAAATATAGTGTCAGGAAAAATAAACCCAAAAAAGAACCACGTGTAGAAGAAACTTCTAAGTTCTCTACGTTTCAGGAAGCGTACGACAAGAACATTGAAATGTTCCAGAAAAGGAAAAAGAAGAACCCAAAAGACGCTGAACAAATCGAACAAGAAGAGATGGAATACTTGATGAATACGATACCCTTTATCAAGGAATACAAATTTGAGTCCGCGATACCAGATGAAAAAGACGACGAAGACGAAGACGGCGACGAAGACGGTGAAGAAGATGAAAAGGATGAAAAGGATGACGTACCAGCGCTATTCAACGTGAAGTCTACGAATACGAACAAAAACACATTCCACAAGTATCTGTATACAGTAGAAAAAGTCGTAAACTCGAAAACAGTGTACTCGGTGTTGGAAGTCACAACACAAGATCAGTTGGCCACGTGCCAATGCGGTGGGCATCTGATACATCACACGGCAGTAGCGTACCTCGTGTGCGACAGATGCGGAGAAGTACAACCGTATATGGAATCATATTCGAGAGAAGAAGAAAAAGAAGTTGGTATGGCTTATAAACGGATCAATCATCTCACGGAGTGTCTGAATGCGTTACAAGGGAAGGAAGGGACAACAGTTCCAGATGAAGTTATTGAAAAAGTGCGTGCAGAATTCAAGAAAAACAGGATCTCGAGAACTTCTGAAATAAAGCCATCAAAAGTAAAACAGTACCTTAAAAAATTGGGATATTCCGCCTACTATGAAAACATTCACACGATTGCCAATACAATATCTGGCATGCCAATGCTGAAGTTGTCTCATGAACTCGAGAAAAAGTTGAAAGACATGTTCAATCTCATCCAAGACCCGTTCTACAGACACAAGTCGCCAAAGAGGAAAAACTTCCTGTCGTATAATTATGTGCTATACAAATTCTGCGAACTCCTCGGAGAAGATGATCTACTCATCCACTTTCCTCTATTGAAATGTCAGAAGAACTTGCACATCCAAGATACGATCTGGCGTAAGATATGCGAAGAATTATCATGG